ATATTGCCCTTATTCTGTACATCATAGTGTACATTTTTACCCCTACTTTGTAACAAATTGTGGCTCATTTTGTGACAATTTAAGGCTCATCGTTGTGAGGATTTGCGAATGTGTACCATTTTGGTACGCATCAAGGCAAGTCTTCCTCAGTTACACGAATAACAATCTCATTTTTACCTCTGCGTTGTAGTATGTTGCGTAGTTTACGTGCTTGTTCGATGGTGTTGTAAGTGCCGTATGTAACCCCCTTACAAATAACTTTAAATAACTTTTTCATAGCAGGTTCTTTAATCTAATTAATTCTTTATTCATACTCTTGACCCTAGCATTGCTTATCTTCAGCTCTTTAGAAAGAACTTCATTCTCTCTAGATAGTAATTCTAATTTGTTTTCTGAATTAGCAATCTTAGCCTTCCATCTCTTGTTATTCTCTTCTATTATTCTCTCTATGTCTATTTTAGGATTAGCTGTTTTAATCTTCTTTCTTACATATTCAGAGACTGTCTCATCATATACAGACATAGCTTCAGCTACCATTGAGGAAACGGTATCGTATATATTTCTAAAGTTCTTATCGTACAATATATTACCTTCCTTATTCTTCATAGCGTGTACTACGGTGGTGTGATCACGATTAATAATCCCACCGATTTGAGCCATAGGAAGCGTGGTCATCTCAACGGCAGCAATAGCAAAAGAATGTCTGTAAATTACATTTCTTCTATCTCTGGTATCTTTTATTTGATTGTCAGTTTGAATAGCTTTCCAAAGCTCTTGCATCATTCTATACTGGTCAGCATAGAATAGGTTCATATTAGTCTTAGTCTTCATTTAAATCAAAATTGTGAATTTCCTCTAATGTCATATTTACTATCTTATCTACACCTCTTTGAATCTGCATAAAGATTCCTTCTTGGTCCAAGGGGATAGCGTTATTAACTAGTGGAGTAGTAAATCTCTCAAGCTTCTTCTCTAAGTTATTCAGAGATTTCTTTATGTCTTGTCTGTACAGATGCGGTACGTTTTTTATCTCGTCCATTTGTTCGAGTGTACATTGCATCAGTATCACTAACTTCATTACTTTACGGAACTTCTTCAGTCCATCTTCATTCATCTCAGTCATCTAGTGAATCTTTAATTAATCTTGTAATCTTCTCTTCATCTAAATGCATTATCCTACGAAGCTTCTGTCTTTCCTTAACTTTAGCCTTCTCGTAATCAGACTTAGAACAGTCAGTTCCAAGATTCGTAAACATAATTGCATTCTGTTTTAATACACAGTCTATAATCTTCTTGTGTTCTGAATTGTCGTGGTAAGCCATAATAATATCAATTGGTTATCCACAAATATAAAAGAAGCGGTTAATATATCCAAGTAAATTAGCCAAGAACTTGTTTAATGATATATTACCGCCTCAGTGTCTTTGATATCCTTTGCTAATGAATGACCTCCCAAAGAGGCAGGGGCTTAGCTTGACCGTCCACTATCATCAGTGTATGTATAACGGCAGGATAACCTTCACTCCCCAAGACATCGGAGAGTTATGTTAGCCCCTCTTAATATCTTAATAGCTTTAATCTACGCTCGTATTTCTTTATAAGTCTAGAGGAAGCGGTAATCTTATTACTGCTATCAACATCTAGTATACCATTGTTCTTGAGACATACGTTAATGATGTCCCATCTTAATTCAGTGATGTACTTGTCTACGTACATCTTATGCTTCATAATTCTAGTGATCTTCATAACTATCTATTTAATATATTATCTATTGCTTCCTGCATAATCTTATCAATAAGAACAGTATACAATTCATCATCAATCATATTGTTACCTATAGCTTCAGCGTAAGCATCGGAAGCTTGGAACTTACCTATAACGTAAGCTAAGTATATCTTAGCATCTACCGCATCATTGTTATCATTACCCATAGTTTTGATAACATCAAATATCTCATCACGAGAAAACTCATCGTTCATAGATATACCGAACATCAGTTCGCTATACAATCTCTTGAAGTCTTTTAATACCTCAGCAGTAGCGCCCTCTTGTAGTAGTCGCTCCAGCCATCTGTTACAATCATTCATATATTCTCTTTAAATAAATTCTAGAAGGGTAGTACCCAAACATACGCTTATACTTCTTGTCAAGCAAAACTTTAGTACCGTATCCATTGTGATTGTACACAGCACCACCTCTAGTAGTAGACATATACTTCATAAAGTCTGCACCATCAAAGCGTTCATCTGAGAATCGGTAGAACACTATACCTGTACCTTTAACATCAGACTTGATTACAAGTATCAATCCGTTGTCAGCAGTACGCCTTTGGGAATCAGTCCATATCTCTTGGACATCATTGTCAGTTATAAGATAACTAACTAGTGGTTTCTTAAACCACAACATTAACCGGTTTAAAAACATAACCATTAAGATTTAATTGAATATAGTACACCCTAATTGGATAACGAGGGAGGGGGCTGTTGGATGCCCCTCCCATCTGAGCATACAGATATCCCGAAGTTAGGATGTATGCTTGACATAATCAAGTCAAGTTATTAACTGATCAACTCTTCATACTTGATTACCTTGTCGGCTTGTTTAATCATTTGTTTAACAGCGAATTGCATATACCCTCTTTTAGCTTTACTTAATTGTTCTTGAAGGTAGTTATCCACATATGCTTTTACTTCTTCTTTGGTCTTCCAACCTTTTTTCTGATAGTTGAAGTACATAGCTAGTAGTTCTGTTTCCGGTGTGCTAAATTTTTTTGCAGGCATAATTATTTAATTTAAGTTGTTGTAGTTAAAGTATTACTTTAAGTGTGAAACTAATTGTTTCACGTTAGTGTGATTCCATATAAGAAAAAGAATCGTTGAGTAGCCAAAGGACTTGCTCCCTTGCTTCTTTCTCTGTTTCTCCATATAGATTTATAGCAGACATATGCTCGCCAATCTCACAGCTAACCCAGTAATTCATTGCCTCACTTGACAGATTTACTCGGTACATATAACCATCTTCTTGCCAGCCTTCTCTGGGTCCGTAAAATTCAATACCATCACGATGGACTAGCGGATGTTTTAATGCTTCATCTAATGTTGTTACTTTTTTGTAGGATTTAAAATTATCCCCTTCTTTGTACTGATCCTTGTAAATTGATGACATAATTATTTAATTTAATTTCTTAGCAATATGAAAGTGTCTGTCTATCTCAATAGGTACTTCATAAACATCCCCTGTCTTAGGGTCTTCCCATATCTCTACCTCCCCACCGTATTGTACCTCTACAAATTCAAGGTGGTCATAAGGTCCTTCGCCTAATGCACTATGCTTATTCATAATAATTAATGTTCTAATATTTTAATATCCTTACTTCCTTTTCCTAACGTACCACTACACAAGCCACAGCTTGCACAGTTTGATCTGAATCCTGCCTCAGCACTAGCCGGGCAAGTAACCGCATATTCATAGCCAGTCTTACTGGATATAAACGAGCGGAAGTTCCATACTCTAGCCATATTAGATGCATCTTGACTATGAGTGCTAGCCATAAACCATTGTTCATATCCTCTAGCTAGATTCTTTTGCCATTGGTGAGTGTAACCAGTCCAAGACTTAGAAGCATAAGCCATAGCTCTAACTAAACTAATAGGTAATAGTACCGGCTCCCCATATGTACCGAACCTTACATAAGTATCTTTACACATAGCTACTACATCAAGAAACTTATCAGCATCAAGCGGAGTTAGTTCAGAGAACTTAATAGATCTAAGCATACTAATGAAGCCTACATACTGATTGAACTTATGAGTATAACACCCACCCTTACCTTGATTACCGGAGTAAGGGCAGTCCATACAGTTAGTACCATCCATAGCAAAGAACTTCTTCATACCGAATCCTTTACTAGTAGTAGCTAGTAGCCATTGGTCTTTACTGAAAGTGTAGGTCTGAACTAAATCAGACCCATCACTTATCTTCTTGTTACTTGTTTTACCCTTGCGAACAACAAACACATTGTCATTCTCAAGCCATACTATTCTCATAACTATTGTATTTCTAAAATCTCACATAGTTTATCATATACTTCTTGTCCACTTTGACTCATACGTTGGTAGTCCCAACCTAAATCAATTACCAGATCTTTAATATCTCCTATGTTCATAGCTCAGTTTCTTTTATGTTCTTTAATTAGTTCTTCAACATCATTATACAGTAGTTCCCATTCGTTATGAATAGATGCACCTTCATCAGAGATTTCCATTCTAAACAGGCAGTACAATGAGTTGATTTCAGCATCCAATTCTGGATATAACTTTACTTGATTCTTGCAATAGTCAGTTGCTTCTTGAATAATACTCATTACTTATTGATATTTAATTTAGCACTTACCATAACCTCAAGACTATCAGCGAACTGCTGAATAGCGGTGTGAATCATAGACTCAACAGCATCTTGACTGATACCATTACCAATGCCTTGATTCTCAATCTCTTCAGATATTAGTTGGTGCATACCATCTCGGTCAGCAATCTTCTCAGACACAGTCTGAGCAAGTGTATCTATATCAATAACATCATTCAAATACTCTTGAAGATTACTGTAATCTATATGCTCTGCAAGCTCTGATATATCTAACTCTCTAGCTATATCATCAGCACTTACATACTCAGATAACTCGTACATATCTAAGTGCTTAGATAATTCTCTAACGTTGAAGCATCCGGCAATATCATCTAGATCAAAATACCCTGCTAATGTATCGTAGTCGATACCATTAGATGCTTCACTAGTCCAGTCAACATTTACAATTTCTTGTTCTAATCTATGAGAGTGTGCTTTTACATACTCTAACTCTTGTTGGATTTTGTCAAGACCCAAGAACTTGATAATAAACTTTTTCATTACACTTATTTATTTAAAGAAGCCATCAGCTTCTAGGTTATTCATTTGTTCATCATACATTTCCTCAATGGTAGTAAAGGCATCATCTTTTAATTGAGTAATTAACCACTCAATCTCTGCCTCTTTGTCCATTACATAAGGGTATATGTTAGCTATATACCACTCAGCTACTTCATCTCTCTTATTCATATAACTTATTTAAATTAAAGTACGTTGGTTCACTTTCTATTTGACTTAACTTTATCACATTACCATCGCTCATCTCAGCGTACATAATATCTTCATCATCATCCCATTCAGTCCAATAAAATATATTGTTCACAAAGTATAGATCAAGCAGTTCATCATCACTCATCTTACTATAATCTAGGTCTAAGTCTAATGATGTATCTCTATATCTTATTTCTTCTATGGTATCTTTCTCATACTTAGTATAGAAATCACCATCGCCCCAACACCAGCCTTCATTCATACCTTCACCGGTAATGTTGCATTTTCTAGCCCACTTACGGACTATGTCTTTCTTTGTATAAATCTTTTCCATAACTCATTTAAATAAAAAGCCCCACCCCCGAAGGGGCAGGACTCCAACCAAAAACCTATTACCGAGTTAGATTAAGATGCCCTCGGTATTAGCATCAACAAATTTCATAATCTCATTGTAAGCCGTATTGCTTAGTTTGAAACCACCACCATTCATCAAGTAATTATTCTTATCATCAATAGACTTGAAGTTCTGCTCGTGGTTAGTGTATCTAGTAACTGCATTGAACAGCGACCACATAGTCTTACCGTGATTATTAATCTCAGTGATAAGGTTATTACTAAATGTCTCTACTTGATTACGCTTACGAGTACTGATGTCATCTTGGTTAGCATCTAATCCAATACTAAACATAGCACGAACCGTTCTATCAATAGCCTCATCTTTAATATCAGTAGACTGCATAGCCTTGAATGTATCAATCAACCGCATCTCATTAGCTAATGTCATCTTGATCTGTTTAACATTCTCTTGGATGTTAGCATCAGCACTGATGGTATGGCGGAATCTATTACTACCCTTACTAGCAGCGTGGAATGTATTACTACATATGATAACCATATTAGAATACCCAAGAGTAATAGCACTAGTACCATCGTGGCTATTAGTAGTAGTAAGCCAACGCTTGATACCACTATTACCTACAATATCTTGAGGCAACTCAGCCTGTAAGAATACCTTATTACCATTACTAAGCGTACCGCCTCTATTAACATCAAGACCTACCTCGTTAGTAATGTCAACCATATTAGATACTAGTTGGTGATTCTGATACGGCTCGTATCTATTACCTACTGTACCTAACCACCTGTTATTATCATTACGGAAGATACCGAATGATTCAGTAGTTAAACCATCGACTGATACAAGTTCTTTCTTGTTAACAGTCCAATTCAATCCAGTCGCTTCCAATACTTGGAAGACTTTTTCCTGCTTAGTCATACAATTAAATTTACAGGGTTAATAAAAAGCCCCACCATTTTGGTAGGGCTGTTAGTTAATTAAGATAAACTTCCTTCACCATTGTCGGCAAAGGAATAGAAACCATCTTCGGTTACTATAATGTGGTCGAGCAAACTTATATCTAGCAAATCACAAGCACTCTTTAGTTGCTTAGTTTGTCTCCTATCATTCTCACTAGGTTGCTTAGCACCACTTGGATGGTTGTGTGCTACAATTATAGCAGTACAATTACCAACCAACGCCTTCTTTAGTATCAATCTTTTGTCAACAAGAGTACCTGTAATACCACCAATGTGCATTATCTCAGTCCATAATACTTGGTTCGCTCTATTAAGATAGGCTACTAAGAATAGTTCTCTCTCTTTAATCTCATTGCCTATAACTTCTTTGAACATCTTATAAGCAGTTGAACTATTTCTAATTGCTAGTTCATTAACAACATCAGCGGGCTTGTAATCTACTACCGCTTCTCCGATAAATACTTTCTTTAATTCCATAACATATAATTTATTTGTGTATTGTTGTCCGTCTTTCGGACATCTCCATTCAAGGTAAGGCGAACTTTCTTCCCTTTTTACATTGAAAAGAATTTTGTTTGTACTTCGTACAAACGAAAATTCTTCTCAATGTAGATTCTCAGTACCAACCGAAGTAGTACAAGTCCCCATCTTTTATATCTCCATCAGATAGTATAGGAGTTATATCTCTTATTGTATCTTCTAACTTTTTAAAGTACCACTCATCGTACTCAGTACTACCAAAGAAGAAGCCACTAGTAGTAGGTAATAACTCATCAGCCCTACTCCTATCTTCTAATACCATAGTACATCTATCTAATAACATACCTAACATATCCTTAGTAACCTCAATAGACTCACAACTTTCGTGTTGGTCTTTAATGCTGGTAAAGAAGTTATGTATAGCATTAGCTTTTCTCCAATAAACTAATTCAGTATCAACCGAGTCCTCATCTTTATTAACTCTTACTCGCTTCATTAAATACATATCCAATCCCATAACTATTCTGATTTATTTGTTAATACTACCGACTCCAATACACTATTAGTCTCTTGGTCAAAGATGTCCTCAAAGACATAGTTTACATCTTCTATATCTGAGTCAAAATCAAACCTATAATATACCTCTATATCTTCTAAGTGTACACCATTAGACTCACTTAAATGAGTTAGTTGCGCTATTAATTCTCTTGCATTCATAACTAAATAAATAATTGTTTCTCTAAATCAAAATACTCCGTAACCCTAATATCATCAGACCAAAACTCTTTAGCCAATGATAAACTACCTGTACTACCATTAGCCACTTTATTACGACTCGGTATCTCATTGCCCCAGTAATCATAGTGGTCTACCAATGGTAAGAAACAAACACCAGCATTTAGATAGCCCATACATCTTCTACCTATCGCTCCTTCCATCTTCCAAGCATTACCATTATCAATTAGATCTTGATAATAGTCTACCTCATACTGCTCTTGCAGTCTCTTTACATCTCTTATTGTCATAACTATACTCTTAAAACATCTAACATATCACTCACTAAACTATTACTTGATTGGTCTAACGACATTAACCTATTAACCTTATCAGTAACCGCCTCCTCATCTAACCAACCTACAACCTCGTTAACAAACTCTTTCCTATCGAAGTTAGTATCGTTATAATATACAGGTTCATCAACCCAAAACACACCTAATTCATATAGCCCCTCATCACCACCATAACTATGCTTATGACTTACTATACTTATGTCAAAGCAATCCAATGATATTACCATTTGAATACCATCTTCTTCACCTAACCCTATCTTATTCAATCTAAACCTATTCATATCAGCTATTTATTATCTTTAGCAATACATCTCTTATGTCATCTATCTGAGCCTTACTTCTAGACTTTAGATACTTACTTCTTACCGGGTCTATATTATTAGCCTGCTTAACTTGGCTTACCCGATGACCTATACTAGGCTTACTTACCTTAGTTAGATTACTATCTCTGTTGTAATCTTGTCGCTTAATAGATTCTTTGATTCTATTATCCTCATTAGCATCAACTGATGACACTGAATTAATTATCTTATTCCAATTAGCAATCATAATACTTGAATTAAAAACAAAAAAAAAGAGTCCCCGAAGGGACTCTCTAAGTCTTACTTGATAGTATCGGCTATCTCAATAGCGTGAAGGATACCCTCAGCGCTACTCTTTAGAGTAGCAATCATAGCATCTAGTTTGGCTTGATTGTTAGACCGACCATTCTTACTCACCTCCGGTGAGTATTTAGAGGTTTCAGCCGAAGCAACCCTTGGTTGCTTAGTAGAAGTCTTAGGATAAGACTTCTTAGGGGAATCACCGAACAACTTAGATTGTAAATCTAAGTTGGCTTTGTTGAAAGCCTCAATCTCAGCAGGGCTGAGGTCTGGATTCCAGATTAGTAAGTTCTTAAACTTCTTGTAGTAGAAGAATTGAGCCTGTTTCTTTGAAACAGCGTTGTTGATTTGGTTAACTCTGAACTCTAGAGTCTCACTGAAAGTGTAATCTTTCATAACATAAAGGTTTTTGATGTCCGACTTCGGTGTCGAACACTGCAAATGAGGGACAAAACTTTCGAAAAAAAAAGTTGTTTTTCAGATATTTTTTCCCTTTAGGGGAAAAAGATATCTGGTCTGACGGCAAGTGGTCGGAGCCTCGTGTAGTATCTCCATAGAGTAGTAAGGGATTTAATTCTAAGGGTTTAGGGAAGGGATTGATAGCGAGGTCTGTAAGACCGAGCAAGAATCATAGCCTTAACTCTAAGCCTAGTAAAAACCCTAAAAGTTTCTAATTGGCTAAGAGGTTGGAAGGGGGTAGGGGTTTATAATCTGTTTTGGGTTAGAAACTGAACCGTGCAGTATAGTATATAATCCCCAAAATATACATTACTCGCATAAAAATTCAAGACCTGTGTATTCTGACACTTAAAGTGATACTTTAACTGTGTGGTTTTAAGATGGTGATTTGGAATCGGATAGGCAAACAAAAGACCGACTCTTGTCGGAAGAATATGATGCGCCCTTGATGTCAATCTGAAAGGATTTTAACTGAGCGGTGGGGCGTTTTGGGAAGCCCACCGCAGTAGACTCGGAGTGAGTGTGAAGGGGACTAATGATGATGTCATTAGTCTTTGGTATACTAACTAAGTACTTAGCGAAGTTACAACTTTTTTTTGACATTGTCAAGACTTAAAGCTTTACTTTAACTCCAAAGCGGTATGAAACAAAATGGTATCTTTGTAGTATAATATATTGTAATTCAACTATTTAACTATGAAACGATTTATTAAGAGCATTATGAGCTTCGGGGAGATTTTTAAGAACGACAACAGTTACAATGAGAAGACCATTATTGGGTTTATGTCGTTTGCTGTGATGGTATTGGTTATGATCGCAGATGTTGGAAGCGGTTTCTTTGGTAAGGATTTAGTGATTAATGAATTTACTTACAATTCTTTCGTAATAGTGACTCTTGGTAGTTTTGGTATTGCGGGTCTAGAATCATTTGCTAAGAAATGACGAGAGGAATGGAGTTAGAGGTATTGAGGTTTAGCAGCCAGAAGGATTCAACCAATGGATTATTATTTGACGTTACAGGAGGTAAGAGACGGTTCTTATGCTATACGCTTGAGGACGAACATCGAGAGGATAAAGTTGCAGGGGAGACAAGAATCCCTTCTGGAACATATCGGATTACTCTCCGGACGACTGGAGGATTTCACGGAAGATATTTAAAGAAGTATGGGGAGATGCACAAAGGAATGTTATGGGTACGTGATGTGCCTGGCTTTGAGTATATCCTTATTCATACTGGTAATACTGACGAACACACTGCTGGGTGTCTCATTGTTGGTGATAGTCAACAAACGAATTTTGGTGATAGCGATGGTTTCATTGGTTCGTCTGGCAATGCATATAAAAGAATTTACCCTGCTATTGCTGAGGCTTTGGAGAAAGGGGAATCGGTAAGTATCTCGTATAGAAATTTTGATTTTGTAGGATGAAATGGCTGGTAAAGTTAATTCTGTTAAGCTCATTAATCAGCTGCAGCGCTCAATGGCACTTGAAGAAAGCGGTGCAAAAAGACCCATTGATTCTGGTAAAAGACACGCTGGTTGTGACGGACACGGTTGTAAGCCCACCTGTGGCTATCACGGATACTGTGATTATGAAGCAACACGATACTATAACTCTCGTGAAGGACAGGCTGAAGGTGAAGATCGTAAAGGTGAACGACACGATTACTATAGACGCCATATGCGACTCGGATACGATTATTAGTATTGTAGAGGTTCCTTATGAGAAGATATTATATGTAGAGAAGGAGACCTTCTTTGACAAGATCAAGACGTTAATCTATTTACTTATAATCATTACCTTTGTATCTGTAATCTACAGAATATCAAGACGTTAATGGGTAGGTCAGCAGAATATTACGCTAAGAATAAAGCATCTCGTGACAAGAAGAAGGAGTACGATAAGAAGTACCATTCTACAGAGGAGCGTAAGAAGTACCGTGCCTTCTTGAACAAGATGAGACGTAAGGCTGGTAGATACGGCAATGGTGATGGTATGGATTACGATCACGGTGAGAAGAAGTTTATAAGCGCAAAACGAAATAGAGCTAAGAAATGAAAGCAAAGAAATACAAAGGCGGTGGTAAGGTAACCAAGAAGATGGTTGACGATATGGACACCAAAATGCGTAACGAGCAGAACGATACAGCTACAAAACTTTCTAAAGAATTAAAGCAGGGGTACAAGATGGTTGATGGGTTCCCACGTCCACTTACTGCTGCACAGAAAGAAGATAACAAGAAGGAGCTGGCACGTACACAGGAGAAGCTAAAGAAAGGTACTAGCTACAAGTATGTAGGAACTGACCTTCCTTCTTACGGTAAAGGTGGTAAGTTAAAGAAATACCTTAAAGGCGGTCAAGTAAAGCTTGATGCAAATAAGGACGGTAAGATTTCCGGTACTGACTTTATGATGCTTCGTAAAAAATAATGAAAGCAAAAAAGAAACAAGTAATGGTGAACGCCCCTGACGGATACCACTGGATGTCCGAAGGGGGTCGCTATTACCTTATGCCTCACGAGGGGAAGTTCGTCCCCCACAAGAATGCAGCATTAAAGATGCCCTTTAAAGTAAAGGCTAAACATTAATCTGCTCCTCCCCTTCTAATTTTCTATAGAAACGCTGGACCAATAGTCTGGCTTTCTGTGTTAGTGCGTATCGCACCTTATAATTATATCTACTCTGTTCAAACATAGCCGCTTGATGAGTAGTGGGAGTCAGTCTATTGAAGTATTTATAGATAAGATCCTGCTTCACTAATGGATATATAATCTTTTCACCCATCCCTAGCTTGTTGTAAAAGAAAGATTCAGATATGTGATCAATAGTAAAGAACTGGTAGTCATAAGCAAACAACAAAAACCGCATCCTCGATTCTGTTACATTGTAATTCTTCACCATATCCCTCATCACAAGCGGATAATACTTTAGATAGCTCTTGTTTAAAGTGCTTTCGTCCCTGTATTTAAATTCTCTGAACTTGGCACGTAGATTCCGCTTTCTCATTTTTAGTAAATTTGCATTGAATACACAAAATTAAGAAAATGGCTACTCTTTCTGGGAATAAAGTAAAAGACACGTATCAAGCACTGCTTAAATTAAGCTCTAACGGTGCTACAACAACAGTAAAAACAGTAGAAGACGGATCTGGAACGTCTACAGCACTAGCTGTATCTACAGACAAAGTGCAAGTTGACGCTTTGAGCTTCTCTACAGCTCCTACAGCATCTGCAACAGAGCTTACAGGTCTTTTCCTAGATGGCAGCAACAATGTTGTAGTACGAGATTTAGACGCTAGCGCATTTACTCAAACTACTGTTGTGTTTGCAAATCCTATGTGGGTGCTTAGACCAATCGCTTCTTACACTTTAACAGCTTCAGCTGCAACCCCAGCACAAGCAGGTGTGAGTAACAGTAGCAACGGTTCTTCACACGAGGTAAACGATGCTGATAATCATTTTGAAACTAGCCTTACTACCACAGGTGCTGTAACTGTTCAGCAAGCTGGACTAGTTAAAATAGACGTTAACTTTATGCTAGAGGTAACATCTAGCAATACTGATATTATTATAGATGTCACTGAAAAACCTAGTGGTGGTTCAGCATCTATTATACAGTCTATAACTAGAGGTCACTCAGCTGCGGGAAATACAGCTATTGGTTTTTCTTTGGTTCGTCACGTTGATGCAGATACTGATCTTTACTATACTATTAGAAATTCGGGCGGAGGTGCTTCAATGCTAACTACATCTACATTTATTTTAACTAAACTTGACTAATGACTGAAAAACAAAAAGAAGCCATACTTGAGATTCAGGACTTAATGCTTGGAATTAATGCCATAATCAAAAAGTATGGTCTCGAAGATGAATTCATATCTTGCTTAGCCGTTGGATTTCTAGATATGACTACACTATATCAAGATGAAGATGGAAACGACAGGGCAAATATGAACCTAATATCTTCTGTTTCAGTAGCTGATGAGGAAGAGCTAGATGATTTGCTATCTTACTGCGTTGAGGCTTATAGAGCTGAAAACCAGCCAGATACATCTAGTATAGATTATTGGATTAACTTATCAAAAAGAGACGGGGACGTAAACTAAATCCCAGTTTCTTTACAATTGAATTAAAATGATTAGAAAAATTATTATCGGGCGTGACCCGAAAGATGCTATGGCATACTATGTGGGTATGCGAGCAGGATCAGGAAAAGTAAGCGCAATCGTTCAAGATGAGGCGCATCTGCACAAGTACAGTAAAAAACGGTATCTCATTTATATCGAGAACGAGGATGGGACTATGCTGTGGAAGGCTATTGATGATATGCCTTGCATCCTTGAGTACGATCTAAACTTTGATTGATATGAAGCCTTTAAGACACTTTGTAGTAAGGATTCCAAAGAAGTTTAAAGATGAGATAAAGTTGTCCGATGAGACAACTTTAAAGCTTGTTACAAAGTTTAATGAGTTTGAACATCGATTTAATTATGCAGAGATTATTAGCTGCCCTGTAAACTGTCCATTAGGGAACTGTGAGGGCGGCACTTTGTATTTTCATCATCACGTAGTAATGGAACAAGCTTATGATATTGGAGAAGGTCTTTACCTCGTTAACTACGACCCACTTGGAGGATATGGAAATCACTCCATCGCTGTTGAAGACAAAGATGGTGATATTACTATGCTTGGTGATTGGTGTTTCGTTCTACCCCCAGATAAGCCGGAAGAGGAAACAAGTGCTTCTGGCATTGTTCTTAGCCTCGCAAAAGAACCTGAACTGGAAGGAGAATTACTCACCCTACCCTCAGATTCAGAATGGATTGGAGCGAAGCCTGGTGATATGGTGGGTTACACAAAAAATTCTGAATACGAAATGGAACTTAAAGACGGTACTAAGGTCTATCGTATGAGGACAACAGAATTAGTTTATGTCAAAGAAGAACACTAAATTTAATACCGTAGAAGCCTCTGAGCGACTGCTCAGCTCTATGGAGATTGCAATCAACAATATGATTGATGAGATCAGGAAACCTGTAGATGCGGAACTGTCCGGATCACAGCGTAAGGCTGAACTACAAAGTATTAAACAAACAGCTACAGATGCAAAAGAGTTACTTATCGAGTACCAGCGACTCGAACAAATGGTCAGAGAACTTAGAGAAACAGGAGGAATTGAAGAAGAACAAGACTACTCCGGAGGATTCGCAGAGCGGTTCTCGAAGTAGTCAGGTCTTCTTGTACTGGGATTTTTAGTAACTTGCCCAGTACATTGCGTGGGAGTGGATGGCACTTATATCACAGTTTTCCAAGACGCACGATTGAGATGCCACACTCTTGCTCGATGAACAAGAAGCCAGTCCCCACAAAGCAATAAGAATTAATAGCTTTTTCATAGGACTGATGTTAATTTAATGTAAATATACTAAAATATAAATAAATGCAATGGCTGGTCTCAAGAAAGTTGAAGGGTATGATGAGTACGTTATCAATATATGTCCCAACAATTCGGATGGTGAGGTCATTGAGATCGGTGAAATTAATATTCAGCTTCCCAAGACCCCCGGCAAAAAGGAAATCTTATTCCACGACAAACCTCGTGAACTGCAGATGTGGGAAAGAATCCCAGTGCCTGAAGAGTTGCGTAGGATTCGTTCTATGGATGAGTGGTATGAAATGCCAAACGACTTTAAAAAGAGGTTTTCTTCGTACATCGAAAAGGAGTTTATTCGCAGGCGTGAGGGTGTCTGGTTTTATAATAATGGTGTCCCTACGTATATTACCGGAAGACACTATATGATGCTCCAGTGGAGTAAGATGGATATCGGATATGCATCTTACTTGGAGTTTCAAAGAAGGCTGTTCATACATTTTGCAGCCTGTGAAGCTGACCCAAGATCTATAGGTCAGATGTATACTAAGTGTAGACGTTCTGGATACACAAATATGTCCGCAGCTATTCTAGTAGACGAGGCTACACAAGTAAAAGATAAACTACTAGGTATTCAGTCTAAGACAGGTAAGGATGCACAGGAAAACATCTTTATGAAAAAGGTGGTTCCTATGTTTAAGTCGTATCCATTCTTCTTTAAACCGATTCAAGACGGGACTACCAACCCTCGTATGGAACTGGCTTTTCGTGAGCCATCTAAACGAATCACTAAAAAGAATAAGACTTCAAATAAAGGAGAAGCACTCAATACAATTATTAACTGGAAGAACACTACAAACAACGCTTACGATGGTGAGAAGCTTCACCTTATGTACCTAGATGAAGCGGGTAAATGGGAAAAGCCAACAGACATTAGAGAGGCTTGGCGAATTGAACGTACTTGTCTCATTGTAGGTCGTAAGATTATCGGTAAATGCTTGATGGGTAGCACTGTAAACCCTATGGACAAAGGCGGTAATCAATATAAAGAGTTGTGGCGTGATTCCGATCCTAATGATAGAAATGCCAATGGAAGGACGAAGACAGGGTTATATAGACTTTTTATTCCTGCATACGAAGCACTTGAAGGGTTCTTTGACCAGTATGGAAACCCTATTGTGGAAGATCCTAATATGCCGATTAGAACGATTGATGGAGACTATGTCGATATTGGTGCAAAAACTTATCTCAAAAACGAAAGAGAAGCTCTAAAGCACGATGCAAGAGAGCTTAATGAATTTATTCGCCAGTTCCCATTCACCATTGATGAAGCGATGCGTGATTCTATTGAGGGTTCTACATTTAATATTGGTAAGATATACGAGCAAATAGAATTCAACAGAGAGCTTTACCCGAACCCTGTGGTACGAGGAAACTTTCAGTGGAAGGATGGTATGGCTGATAAACAAGTTATGTTTAGCCCAAACCCGCAGGGTAGGTGGCGGATTGCTTGGCTGCCTCCAGAGGAGCTTCAAAACAAGTACGTTACTAAGGGAAATAAAAAATATCCAGCTAATGATCATATTGGAGTCGGTGGGGTGGATAGCTATGACTTAGATTCTACAGTAGATAACAGGGGTTCTAAGGGTGCTTGCCATATGTATAATAAGTTTAGTATGGCTGCTCCGGCAAATATGTTTGTTGCTGAATACGCTTCACGCCCACCACTAGCTAGAATCTTCTATGAAGATGTGCTTATGGCTGCTGTATTTTATGGGTATCCGTTGTTAATTGAAAACAACAAGTACGGCATCGTAAGATACTTTGAATCAAGGGGTTACGAGGAGTATGTAATGAAGAGACCGGAGCATCTCAAAACACCTGGATCTCAGAATGTAAAGACTCGTGGTATTCCATCTAACTCGCAAGATGTCATACAGGCTCACGCCCACGCTATTGAGGCATATGTTGAAGAACACGTAGGCATTAACAATGAATCAGGAGAGATGGGCAAAATGTACTTTGATAGGACATTAGAGGACTGGATTGGATATAAAATAGATAACCGAACCAAATTTGACCTTACCATTAGCGCAGGCTTAGCGCTACTTGCCGCTCAACGTGTTAAGAAAGAAAAGAAATTATCTTCATTTGATGATAAGAAGTTTTTCCGTAGATACACTAATGAGATAAGACGCTGAAACGCAGTACTTTAATTTTGTATCTTTGCGAGGAAGTATTTTGCGAAAGGCTATATGTACAACGAAAACAACGATAAAGGGAAGTATGGTAATTTCCCCGATCCATTTGCACAAAATAGAATTAAGGCATCTGTTCCTTACGGACTGAAATATGCCAAAGCCATTGAAAAACAATGGGGTCATTCTGATGATGAACGCAGTTTATTTAGACGAAGATTAAAAGACTTTGAAACTAACCGTGATTACGCAAATGGTACGCAAGACACTTCTATCTACAAGCAGATTCTTAACTCTTTGGACCCCAATAGTGGAGACGGTACTTTGCTTAATTTGGACTGGTCGCCTGTACCTATCGTACCTAAATTCGTAAAGATTGTTGTAAATAACATTCTCTCTAGAAAACCGTATCCAAATGTTACTGCCATTGATCCGCTCTCGCAGTCTGAAAAAGACCAGAAGCGGGCAGAGCAAATGTTCAAAGTAAAGAACAAAGAACTAATTAATCAGCTAAACAGTCTAGGAGTCAATACCGGTATGGATACACAAGACATACCAGAAACTCCAGAGGAAGCTGAAATCTTTATGGATTCCAATGTGAAGACAGCTGCAGAAATTGCAGCTCAAGTTGGAACCAATATGACGCTAGAGTGGAACGATTTTGATCAGCGTGTATATCGTAGAGTAGTAACAGATTTAGTTACTTGCGGTATGGGTGTTGTTAAAAGAAATAACGACCCAAACTATGGAATTACAGAAGAGTACATCGATCCAGCATACTTCTTCCATAGCTACACCGAAGACCCTACATTTAGCGACCTTATATACGCAGGGCACATCAAGAAGATTAGCATCTCAGAGCTTAAACGTATTGCTCGTGATAGCTTTACAGAAGAGCAATATGAAAAGATCGCTCAGAAGGTAAAAAGTAAATATCAAAACCGTGCTGATAAGCTTTCTTATAAATACTACGATGCTACGCTAGATAGAACGACATATGGATACGATGAATTCATTGTAGAAGTTATGGACTTTGAATTCCTTTCTGTAGACGATATGATGTTTGAAGAGAAGGAATCTCGTTTTGGGAACACTAACTTCTACTACAAAGGATTTGAGTATTCTCCTCCTAAGGAATCTGTATTCGACAGAAAGCCTAAAGCGATGAACATCGCAACTGTTTACGGTGGTAGCTTTATCATCGGTACAGATTATATGTTCGGATATGGGCTAAAGAATAATATACCTAGAAACGTACACGACTTAACAAAGGCACGTTTGTCTTATTCTGTGGTTTCAACAAACCTACGTAGAATGATGCCTAAGTCATTGGTTGGATCTGTTATTGGCTTTGCCGATCAACTCCAGCTTTCTCACCTTAAACTACAACAAGCAATCGCAAAGGCTAAGCCTGATGGATTGATTGTAGATATCGAAGGTCTAGAAAACGTACAGCTAGGACGTGGAGGAGAACTACAACCATTAGATATTCAGGACATCTATGAACAGACTGGGGTCTTTTATTACAGATCTAAAAACCCGGAGGGTGGATTTCAAAACCCTCCAGTTAGGTCTTTGGATAATAGCATTCGCAATATCAATGAGCTTATTGCTATCTACAACCATAATCTCCGCCTTATCCGTGATACAACAGGTATTAACGAAGTAATGGACGGAACGTCTCCTAAGGGAGAGCAATTAGTTGGTGTGCGTCAGCAAGCTATCGCAGCTGGTAATAACGCTATCTACGACATTACAAATGCATCAATGTATCTATATTCTAAGATATGTGAAGACATTGTCAAATGTTTGCAGATCATACCAGTGAACTCGGTTCTTTATCAGATTTATACAAAAGCTATTGGTAAAACCAATATGCAAGTACTGTCTTCATTCGGAGACTTGCCTATGTATAACTTCGGCATTAAAGTGCAAACCGAAATGGATGAGACTGAAAAAGCTTATCTAGAGCAAAACATTCAGGTTGCATTGGCTCAAAAGGAAATCGATTTAGAAGATGCAATTGCTATTCGTCAACTAAAAGACGTAGATCAAGCAGAGCGTTTGTTGATTATCAGACGTAAAAAGCGTATGAGAATGCAACAGGAAATTGCACAGCAAAATTCTCAAATGCAAGCTCAAATGAATCAGCAGACAGCTCAGGCTACATCTCAGGCGAAGATGCAGGAAATCCAAGCTCAGACACAATCTAAGCTGGCTGAAATTCAGGCAGATGCTCAAGCAAAAGCTCAGCTACTACAATTAGAATATCAACTCAAGGGTCAGTTAGAATCTATTAAAGGCTCTATTGATATGCAAGAGCGCCAAGAAGACCGAGCTTTCAGACAGGGTCTTGAGATGAGAAAAGAAGATAGAAAAGACGACAGAACAGAGAAGCAAGCTGCTCAGCAGTCTAAGATGATTTCTCAGCGTCAAGGTAAGCGTGGAGAGCTAGAAGAGCCAGGAAACGATATGCTTGACCAACTTATTGGTAATCAATGATTTAGTAAATTTGCAATATGGCAACCAGCGTAAACTTAGACATAGCATCAAGAGTAGACATCACCTGTCGCAAGGGGGATACATTCACACTAGAACTTACATTCAAAGACGAAGACGGTGAAGTCATTGACTTATCAACTGGATACGACTGGGTGATGCAGGTTCGTGAATCTGACACCTCAGCAACAGCTGCATTAAGTGGAGATTCTGATGATGAAAACGACAACGACTTCGGTTTTGTTAGTGATGCAAATGGTGTACTTACAATTACCTCACCAGCCTCTATTATGGCTACTATTGATGGAGGTATCTACGTTTACGATTTACAGTCCGTTCAAGGTTCAACTATTGTGACTTGGATGTATGGAGTGTTTAACGTAAACGAAGACGTAAGTGAGTAATATTATACAAGTACAAAGTGGCGCTAGTATAAGCGTTTCAGTAAAACAAACAGGATACAACAAGTCAACTGTTGTAAATCAACCTGTTCAAAATACTATTTCCATTCGTGGCTTAAAAGGCGGTGGTGATTTGAGTTATGTACATACTCAAGCCACCCCTGCTTCTGTATGGAATATAACCCATAGTTTGATTAAGAAGCCTGCTGTCACTATTATAGATGAAGAAGGCTATGAGGTAGAGGCTGATGTCCAGCACTTATCGGATAACGCAGTAACAATAACATTCAGTGAGCCGTTTGCAGGAACTGCCCACTTCAACTAATACAACAGATGGCTAAAAAGTTCTACACCGACATAAACCTTCTCAAGAACGAGCTACAGAATGCTGCTATTCAGAACTTAGCGGAAGCTCCTACTGATCCTGTTGAAGGTCAGATATACTACGATACTGTAGATGATGAGATCAAGTATTGGAACGGAACGAACTGGATTACTGTTGGTACTACAGGTAGTGAAGAGGGAGAAGGTATTACCATTACTGCGGACAATACAGACCCAGACTTTGGAGACATTGAAATCTCTATTAGAAATGCTGCAAACCTTACTGACGATACAGTAAGCAAGTGGGATGATACTAATGCTCAATTTGTAGACAGCGTCATTACTAGCACTGGTGCAAACGTAGGTATCAATAACGATGCACCAACTGTTGCGCTTGATGTAATAGGAGACGCTATCTTCTCAGGGAACTCAACATTCTTAGGTGGAGATTACATTGTACGACAGCTGCCATCATTCAGTATGGGCGGGAGTGGTATTGATGACGAATACCTTGTTATCTGTAAGCAAGTGGTGGCTATTCCATCGGAAGAAGAATTAGAGGAAGGCGAAAGTCAATCAGACTACTATCAGGATGCTACAGGTGTTACAGGTAGGATATACTTCTCACGAGGAAGCGCAGGGTCTTTCAATAACAACGGATATATAGATATTGTCGCTCAAGTATCTAAAGACTCAGGTAACGTAAACAACTTTGACCTCAGCGAATTTAAGATTGTGGGGGACAGCTTGTTCTTCACGCAGATTGAGGAGATTGACATTGATGGTGTCAAGTATCTTGCGCTAAAAGCTAGACCTAGCGGTGGGGGTTCTGTAAACCACTTCTTCTTTGTTGGTAACCTAAGTGATGACGGTGCAGACACCAACATCTTAACACGTGTACGTGCATCAGATGAAACTGTTACTGTTACTGACCCACAGCCTGCTGGATTTCCTATTACACCATACATCCGTCAGAATGAGAACGGCTACACAGGTATCAACAGAACTGCCCCTATTTACTGGTTAGACATTGATGCCGACAACATTAGAGTTGGATTACATACCATTGGCTCTGGTGCAGCAACACAGAAAGATAATATAGCCATTGGTGAAGGTGCTATGGCAGCTAATGCTGGAGACGGCTCTTTAGCGCTTGGTAAAAACTCATTGAATGTATCTACTGGACTGGCTGTTGTTGGTCTTGGTGAGGATACATTACGATACTCCCCTGACGCTTCTTATGCATTATCTGTAGGTACAGCTGCGGGGATGCGAGACAACGGAAGCCAGAACGTATTTGTTGGACCGTATGCTGGTCCATACTACACAGAGCTTACAGGAGGATACAACACTATTATAGGTACTCTTGCTGGAACCAACATAGAGGGTGCAGCAGAGCGAAATGTAGGTTTAGGTCAATCAGCTTTAGGTGACCTAACTACTGGTGTAAGAAACACAGCTATAGGTCAGCAAGCACTACCGACTCTAACTACGGGTTCAAGAAACATAGCCATTGGACAGGGTGCTGGTAATCTAATCACCACTGGTAGCGACAACATCTTAATCGGTAACCTAGAAACAGGTATTGAGACAGGTAGCTACAACGTTATCATTGGTAAGATTAGTGGATTAGATGCTGATTTAGCAAACACCATTCTCTTTGCAGACGGAGAGAGCAATGAGCGTATGCGTGTTGACTCTACAGGTAATGTAGGTATCGGTACAACAACTCCAAGTGATAAGCTTGATGTAGACGGTAATATCGTTATTGGTGACAAGTCTGCTACAAGCGATGTTAAGGTTATCTTCTATGACCAGGATGCTACAGGTGATGAGCTAACTAGAGCGAGCATCACGTACAACAACTCGTCTGATAAGATGACATTTAGATCTAGGAATCAAGATGTTATTACTATAGACGATGGCAATGTAGGGATTAATAAAGCAGCTCCAGTAGCTGTATTAGACATTACAGGATCTTATGCTGACAACGCTGTAAGAATTCAAAATACAGACGCTAGCTCCTATTCCTCTATTGGATTTATAGAAAGCTCAGGTACTTTAAAGGCAGCTGTCGGTGTGGGTAATTCATCAGCACCGTCTCCATATGCAGATAACGCATATTTGTACACCGTTAGTGGATCGGACTTTGTTATAGCAACAGGAACCTCTGAGAAGGCGAGAGTTACATCAGATGGTAAAGTAGGTATTGGTACTACTGATCCTATTTCTTTATTACAAGTTGGAACTAATCTTGCTCCTGATGGTGTTGCTTATATAGGTGATTATGACTCACAATTTGCAACTAACTTTTTCTATAGGAATCAAACATCAGCACAATCTACTGTTCCAGTAATGCTGGTAAGACAAACAAACGATGATGATGACCAACCCGTTTTAGTTTTAGACCAAGATGGTACGGGTGATATATTTCAAGCGTTTTCAGATACTAGTCAAGTATTTACAATCAATTCTACCGGCAACGTAGGTATCGGTACTACCAGTCCATCGTATAAGTTACAGGTAGAAGGAGGTCAGTCATTTTTTGATAGTGCTAGATTTGGAACTACAGGTGGGGATAGAATTGTAATATCAAATAGAGCTGCTAATGTAATGGCTGTTCAATCCTTTTCTTCAGAACTGTTCTTATCTTCATCATACAATGGGATATCATTTGAAGGAAGCGGTGCAAATGTTCTTATGAAGCTTACTGATGATGGTAATTTAGGTATTGGTACAACTAGCCCAATAGCAAAACTTTCTGTTTTATCAGCTAGTACTGGATATTCTTCGGATTCTCAAATTAAGATTTCTGACGGTTCAACTAGTTATTATGGGGGATTAAGTTTTGATGATGCAGGTTTAACAAGACTATCTGTTCGTAATTCCTATGATGGAACAGGCTCAATAATAGGATTTGGATTTGGAGGTAGCGCTGATAAAGTTCAAATCATCAACGGAACAGGACTAATAGTAAATGAAGGTAACGTTGGTATTGGTATAACTTCACCGCTTCAAAAGCTACACGTTACCGGATCCTCTGTTATCGCAGATGGAGCCGCTGTAGTTGACCCTGATGTAAAAGGCAATACAGTAGTATCTGGTAAGATAGTAGATGGTAGCGGCTGGGGCGTAGATTCCGGTATTGGTGGTAGAGCAGCAGGAACTGGAGATACTTGGGCTATTGGGCATAACGGTAACAGCCTCTATATGGCTATTGGTGATGGGGCTAATGCAAATAGTCTTTCAACATTCCTAAGAGCAGATTCAGATGGAACTATAGCTTTAGAAGGCTACGGAGCAGGTTACCTCAAGTCAGATGCTAATG